CCATGTCATCTTCAACATAGAAGGTCATCTTCTTTTTCATTTAAACCCTCTTTACCACGCACGGTGTATTGGCCGATTGTACTTTTAAACTGTTTCCTTTTGGTTCCCACCACGCAAGAAAACAAAACAGACCTATTACAGCCACCGGTAGACAAAGCGATAGCCAGAAGTTAATGCGCTTTATTTCTTCAAATTTATCTCGCTCAGAATTGGTGAAGGGTTTCTCAGGAACAATTCCATTCATTTTGTTTTCTAATTTTTTTACACATGATATACACATGTCCATATCTTTATAGCAGTGGTTGGTACAGGAATATTTACTATATCCAACAATCGCACTCAATTTTAGTGCCGTTAGCTTCCAATATAATATACTCCAGCATTTTGCATCACAGTAACACTTGTCATCACCCCATTCTTTGCCGAACGGTATTTGTGAACTGCATGCTCTACACGCCTTGCTCAGGTGCTCTTCAAGCTTATTTATTCTGTCGTAAATTTTGTTTTCGGGACAATTATCTTTCATTTTAGCTCCGGGGTTGTTTCACCAAAAATATTATTTAAATAGCAAGGATAATAATCAACGTATGATTTTAAGAAAATTTTTAACAAGGGGAAAAATATCATTCTTTCAAAGATGCTTAAATTTGAATATACCCTTTCAAATATTTCTCCGGTATCATTTATGTTTGTTATCTTAAGATGAAATTCAAGATATTTATCTTTTCTTCCTTCCCGTTCTTTAAAGGATATATAGTATTGGCTAATCATATCCATTGAAACCCGGTATTCAAATGGCAAATGAACCGCCGAGACCACATTTAGATTTTTTTCGATTTGTTTAACAGTTTCGGAAAATTCTTCGAGTGCCTGAAAACATTTATTTGCATGTTTTATAACTTCAGTTGATATATCAAGGCATTCATTGAGCTCGTATCGCATAGTCACTATCTTGTCATCACTCACTTCAGATCCCGTTTTGTAGCGATTATTTCTATTATTTCTTGCACTTTTTCATTAAGCAATTCAATGTGCATGGTACCCACAATTAGTGCTTTACGAATGGCCCATAAAAATAGCCATATAGTGGTAAATTGTAGTGCTTGTACAAATTCATGTAACATTAGATTATTCCTCCTTTGAAATAGGATATGTATGATCTTTGGAAGATATTCCTGCCTTGGCGCAGATGTCTTCTATTTTTTTATTAAAGTCTCGTATAATTTCATCCATTACTTTTTTTTGGTCAATATCAACCTCTTGAAGGTCTTTAAAAATAAAGTGGGTTATGGGTTTTTTATTCTTCCGTTGTCCGTATCCTCTTAATCCGTTTATTTTATTGGCACAACTATTGCATTGCGTCGTACAACCTTTTAATAATTTATAACAATCGATGGTTTGATTTTTTCCGCACGCACATTCACAATAAAATGAATAGTTATATCGTAGACGTGCATTTTTCATAGGTGGTATGATATTTAATATGGTCCATTTACCATACTTTTTTCCTATTTCATTTGTATATTTAATAATTCTCTGCTTGTTTCTGTTTTCTAAATCACAAGATCTACAGCGTGTTATAGTCCCATTTATTAATGAATGAAGACTAACGGAAACATTGGTTCCACATTCACATATGCATTTTACATACCCGGTATATTTGTGATGCTCATCTTTTTCCAAAATAGTACGTGTACCATATTTTTTACCAATATAGGAATCGTAATCTATTCTTCCCCCCCCTCGTGGGTGACATTTGACACATCCTTTTTTATTGTTCCTAACGTCATCTTTTCTTAATATATGTATATTTCCACATCGACATAAACATTTATAGCATTTCCCCGATTTATTGGTTAGCGGTGTCACCTCATGCAACACCGTCCAGCATCCATATTTATTTCCCGTAATAATTTCGCTTAACATTTGTCCTCATTCCTTGTGGTTAAGGGCATGCAAAGTCATCTCAATATAACTTAGTGCTTTCAAAATACCCGTAGCCATTGTTTTTAACTCATCTTGAGTTATATCGTTGCCCGATCTCATAACATCGTCCATAAGTTCAACATATGCATCGGTTTGTTCTGATACTTGTTGCTCAAGCTCTTTAAAACGTTCTTTGTGTGTCATTGGTTTCCATTCGGTTACTTTGGTTTGATCGATATCTGTTTCAGTCATTATACCAGTATGCCATAATGCCATAATGCTGTCAATATATATTTTATACTAAAAATCCCCAAAGGCGCCATCAAATGGGATACTCCTGGAGCTTTGGGGGGATAGTACAAGAGCTTTTTGAAGAAAACATTATAATAAAAATCCCCCAAGCGCAGTTTACACAGCTTGAGGGAATGATTGTCACAGCGTCCGAATGGAGAAACGTCGCTGCCGTCGTATAATAAATCGTTAGAACAACTATACTTCCCCAGAATACTACAAAATACCCGTGGTGTACATCTCAAAAAAATGCTATTGTTGCCCAAAAGAAGAGATAACACGGAGCATATATGTTATTTCACATATTACCATATACGTCATTTGATGCCGCACTCCAAATATACATTATCCCCGGCAAACCCGTTCCACTCCAGCGACCCCGTTACTCAATAGCCCACATATATGACTCTCAGAAGCGCGAGAAAGCCGCATCACGTATATACATTCAAAATCAACACGGCGACAACCCGCTATTCACAGGTGCATTACAACTCAATGTAGAGTTCTACTTCGAGACACCCAAATCAACACAGTCACACAACGGCAAATACCACATAGGGCCACCCGATACCGACAACTGCATAAAATACCTATGTGACGTAGCTCAAGGGCTGCTCTACAAGAATGATTCTATAATTGCTCAGATCATTGCTACAAAGCTTTATGACCGCATTCCCCGCACCGAATTCACCTTAAATAGTTCACAATTAATCAATTAAAATAAAAAAGGAATTATAATGGAAAATAAAAATCCTGTTAAACGCAAGCCAGCAAAGAAAATACGGACTCAGCCCATAGAGGTGCATTGGACGCAATTTGAGGTGCGCTCTCTCCCGCCCGGAAGGCAACAAGAAATAGCCGACATGCTTATTGAATATGTTAAACGTGAGCATAAATATACTATTTTGGGTTTTCTTGCTGAAGCTAATCTGTCACATGCCGTATGGTATGAATGGTGTATAAAATATCCAATAATTCATGCAGCTCATGAACGAGCAAAGAGATTCCTTGGAGCAAAACGTTTCGATGCTGCCGCTTCAAAGGCGGGATCAGAAAAGTTATTGCAATGGGCGGGTCAATATGACCAAGATGCATTCAATTACATGAAGTCATTGGAAGATATGAAGGCCAAGAAGGACGAAGATAAGGCTCCTACTAATATTACCATCAATATGGCTGACTTTTCAGAACCGATTGAACCGCATATGATTCCCAAGGAAGAGGAAAACTGATGACAACCTATACAAATTACGTCACCGAATTCGTTAGAGAGAGTAATGAGATTGAGGGCATTTACCGTGACCCCTCACTTGCCGAAGTCGAGGAAATGGAAAGATTCATGGACCTTGAAGAGGTGACAGTTGAAGATCTTGAAAGGTTTGTTTCAATTTATCAACCCGATGCTCGTTTACGAGATCATTCTAATCAGAATGTACGAGTCGGCAGCTATATCGCTCCTCGCGGCGGCCCTAAGATCCGTGAAGAGTTGCAAAAGATGCTTGATGCTGAAATAGGCCCTTGGGAGTTGCATGTTGCTTATGAAAAGCTGCATCCTTTTACGGACGGTAACGGTAGATCGGGTAGAGCTTTATGGGCCAACAGAGAGGTTAGAATAACTCAAGGGTTCTTGATACCGTTCTATTACCAGACATTGGAACGTCAATAAGGATTATCACTATGATAATGACATGCAGTTATTGTAGAAAAGTATTCAAGCGCAAGAAGCGTCGACCCGGTTCAGGTAACAGAGGGCACCATAGAGTCTATTGCGGCACCGATTGCTTTAAGAAAAAGATTGGTAGCGATCATATATGTGCTCATTGCGGATTATCATTCAAGGCAAAACAAACCAGAAGCACTGCACATCCCGACCGTCGTTACTGCACTCGTACTTGTTACAATCTTAGGCTTAAACCTTTACCGCCCGTTGAGATATATGGTGATGCAAAAGATATTGAATTTATTATGGCTTATAGGAAGCACAAATATGAAACACTTAAGAAGAATTAGTGATGAGCTGAAGCGCAAAGGAAGCTCGATGGATATGTTTATGGATTTCTCAATAATACGGTTGTTTTGAAATGAATGATCTCGTTGTTGATCTTAACAAGTTCAAGCCCAGACCATACCAACTTAAGTTGCTTCAAGGATTTGAATGCCAAGGCTTTAAGCGACTCTTGGTAATATGGCCGCGACGTGCCGGTAAAGACTTCACCGCATTCAATATATTACTTCGTGCTGCTCTCAAGCGTGTTGCTACATACTATATAGTACTCCCCACTTTCTCCCAGGGCCGAAGAGTAATATGGGATGCAATAACCAATGACGGTATCCGCTTCAGGGATTTCATACCCGATAAACTTATTATGAAGACCAATGAACAGCTTATGCGCATTACCTTGGTCAACGGTAGCCAAATACAAATAGTAGGAAGTGATAACTATGATGCTCTTGTTGGTGTTAACCTTGGAGGCGCTATATTCTCTGAGTATGCTCTTCAAGATCCGCGCGGATACCAATTCCTAAGGCCCGTGCTCACAGCTAACGACGGCTGGGCAATATTTATATCAACGCCACGTGGTAAAAATTCTCTATTTGAATTATACGAAATAGCTAGAAACCATCCTGATTGGTGGGTATCTCATCTAACGGTGGAAGATACTAAACATATTCCCCTTGATCTTATTGAAAAAGAGAGACAAGAGGGATTAATGAGTGAAGATTTAATTCAACAAGAATATTATTGTTCGTTTACCATGGGCGTGGAAGGGTCATATTATGCAAAATATTTGGACAAGGCTCGGCTGGAGTGTCGTATTGGTATTGTGCCTTGGGAGCCTGCTTTCCAGGTGCATACCGCTTGGGATATCGGTGTTCGGGATTCCACATCAGTGATATTCTTCCAGACTATTGGTCAGACTACTCGTCTTATAGATTACTACGAGAACTCCAAAGAGGGATTGGAACATTATGTGCATATGCTGTCTACGAAGCCGTATACTTACGGGCAGCATATAGCACCCCCTGATATTGCTGTTAAGGAATGGGGTTCGGGTATGACTCGTATTGAGAAAGCAAAGCAGCTTGGTATTAAGTTCAGAGTAGCTCCTGCGTTGGGTATCATGGACGGCATTGAGGCTGTACGATCTATGTTTGGTCGAATATGGATAGATGAAAAGAGATGCGTAAAGTTGATTAAATCTCTTGATAACTATCGACAAGAGTGGGATGAGCGCAAGAAGGTTTACAAGTCGCATCCTCTTCATGACGGTAACTCACATGCTGCTGATGCTATGAGATACTTAGCAATTACTATGCCTAAGATGCGAGACGGTATGACTCAAGAAGATATCAATCGTAAGCATAGAGAGATAATGTTTGGCGGTGATCTGCCAAGAGAATTTATACAGCCGAGGATTTAATGAATATAAAACAAAAGTTGATTAACTTGAATAATTATATCTATGATCTTCCTGACTTCATAGGATTTCCTTTATATGCAGGAATGATGATTGCCACGTTTTTGATTGCGGTTCTTATACCGTTGTCAGTAGTTGTATTCACTATAGGACAGATATTAATTTTTTTATTTGCATAATAAAGGATACATACAGATGGATAATGGTTCATGCGGCATATGCGGTTTGGTTTATCCTGAAAGAGCATGGGGATGGACATTCAAGATACTCATTAAGAAAGATGATGATCCACACAATTATTATAGATGTAGTTTGTGTCCGAAATGTGATGCAGAATACTATAAACACTCCATGATCTTCTTTAATAATGCGGAATTGGAAAACATGAATATGGCAAGTACTTTACCGGCAGGTTCAGTTATACGATAAAGGACAACAGATGAAGCACCAAACAATCCATGAATACCAGATATTACCTCATGATTACTACGTAAAAGATTATTTCTTAGCAAAAAGTCTCTTATATGTATTACGATACATGACAGATGATATTTTATTAAAATTGGCAATTGATGAAGCAGCTCAGTCGTACAAGATACCCAAGGAAGATATCATCAAGCACGTACAAACAATACATATGCTTTACCACGATTCAACGATGGTAACCAAATAGGAGCTCTTAATGTTATTTCCAAATCTTGGACCGAGTTATTATGATGAAAAAGACAAAGATGTTTTACTCCGAATGGAGACGTTCTATAACCAAGCGTTGACCATAAATCTGGCCTTTTGGGGCGAAGCAGATACTGACTATCGGTTTTATGCAGGTGACCAGTCTTTGTGGAATGAAATATACGGTAACTTACCGTTCTCCCAGAATAGATCGTTCAACTTCAATCGCATAAGACGAGTAGTTGATATGGTTTCCGGATACCAACGACGTAATCGTAACTCAACAGTAGTTATACCCATAGAGAATGCCGACCAGGATACATCTGATCAGTTCACAGAAGTCCTTATGTGGATGGACCGTCAAGACAACGTATCTGATACTATATCCCGAGCATTCAACGGGGCACTTGTTTCAGGTATGAGTCTCATGCAAGTATGGATGGACTATAGGGAAGATCCTATATCGGGTAATGTAAGAGTAACGAATCATGCATATAATGAATTTACCTGCGACCCGTTTTTTAAAGAGCCGGACATGAGCGATTGCAACGGTGTTTGGAAACGTTCTTATATGACGAAGCGTGAAGTCATATCGCTCTTACCATCCAAAGCGGATGAGATACTTGGAATGTATGGTAACGACAACCGAGATGGTAAATTCCAATTTCAGCCTGAAAGTTACAACTACGGCCAAACTAATTTACTTACCTATGATGAATATTACTACAAAGATTATCGTAATCAAAAGTTACTTGTGGATACGGAGACAGGAGAGACGGTTGAGTGGAAATCAAAAGATAATGATTCGTTAAAGCTATTCTTGTTTAAGTACCCACAGATTAAGATGATTAAGCAGGAGATCCCGACTGTTAAGCTGGCTATAGTAGTAAACGGTAAGGTTATGTATGACGGGCCGCAGCCTATCGGTATCGATTCATATCCGTTCGTTCCTGTTTTTGCATATTTCTATCCGGAGATACCATATTATAACTGGCGTATACAGGGGATGGTTCGCGGTCTTCGTGATGCTCAGTATTTATATAATCGTAGAAAGATAATAGAGCTTGATATACTTGAGTCTCAGATCAATTCAGGATGGAAGGTCAAAGAGAATGCATTAGTTAACTTTGATGATGTATTTATGTCGGGTCAAGGTAAGCCGTTTGTTCTCAAAGAAGAAGCGCAGATGACCGATGTCGAGAAGATCCTTCCCGCAGATATTCCTCCCTCTATGATACAATTAAGTGAGATGCTGGGTGAGGAGATATCACAAATCTCCGGAGTAAACGAAGAGCTCTTAGGTTCTGCTGTTGATGAGAAGGCAGGTATATTATCTATGCTTCGTCAAGGCGCAGGTCTTACTACACTCCAGAAGCTTTTTGATCAGCTGGATTTATCACAGAAGCTACTGGGAAAGAAGTTGGTAGAGGTCATCCAGAATAATTTCACTCCTGGTAAGGTTAAGCGTATCTTGGCTAAAGAGCCCACAAAGCAGTTCTATGATAAGACATTTGGTAAGTATGATTGTGCGATCGAAGAAGGTTATAACACGACTACTCAACGCCAGATGCAGTTCGCTCAGATGCTACAATTACGAGAATCAGGCGTGCCGATACCACCTGCAGCATTGCTCGCAGCATCTACTCTACAGAATAAGAATGAACTTGTTAAGATGATTGAGCAACAAGAGCAGGCACAACAACAAGCACAACAACAACAGCTTCAGCAGCAAATGCAACTTCAACAAGCAGAAGTTAACTTGGCCAATGCATCTGCATCAGCTCAGGAATCAATGGGTCTTGAGCGAATATCTCGTATCAATGAGAACCAGGAGTTCGCTGTTGAGCGTAAAGCAGAAGCGCATCGCAATGAGACCACGGCTATGCTCAATATTGCTAAGGTTCTGAAAGAATTGGAATCAATTGATCTTGAACATTTGGAAAAATTAATTACCCTTGGTAGCTTGGTGAAAGCTACAGAAGATACTATGTTGGAAAGGGATTCATCTAACGCAATGTTAGATGTTCCGCAACCGTCATTATCTCCTGTACCGACACCCCAACAGGCCCCACAGGCACCTGAAATACCTGCAGAATCTCAGTTGTCTCAGCCGATGGGTATGTAGTTAGAGGTATTATTCACTTTGCTTGGGGAAACCAAGTAGTTACTACGGCCTATAAGGCTACGGAGATCGAGATGTCAAAATCCAAACGTTATTTCAAGCGCGAAGTATTTGCGGGCGAAAAGATGACAAACGAACAGAATGCGAAAGACGGCTCTATGATGGTAGGCGAGTCAGGTGCATTTGCACATATGCCACAAGAAGTAATCATGAAGGCATATCCGAGTGTTTACGGTTATCCCGATACACGACTTATGAACAACTCTGACAATATGGTTGGTATCGATGATCAAATCGGTTCTGATATGTCAGGTGCTAAGCGTCATGTATCAAAGACCAAGTACTAAATATCCTTTAAAAACAACCATGGCTGAGGCATTTCACCCTGGATTTTCAGCCATGGTTGTATACGAACGGAGGATTAGATGCCTGCTATGCCGCGTATGAGCAAAAAAATAGAACGTATCGCCTTCAAGATACTTGGAAAGCCTGATAACTATGATAATGATCAGACTTCCAAGCAAGAAGAAATACGTAAGAAGTTGGATTATGAAGATACTTATATAGCGAGATAGATATGAAACATAAATGCTGTTCTCATGCTAAAGAAATTATGAAGAATAAAGTTAAAAAAGTAGAACATGAATACAAAGAAGGTGAGCTTCATAGCGGTTCTAAGAAGGGACCGATCGTGAAGAATCCTAAGCAAGCAATTGCGATCGGATTATCCGAAGGCCGAAAGGCTGTTAAGAAGTCCGAGAAATAGATCCCCATATGACTCTCACGAGTTTACTGTCTTACGGGTAACTTAACGGTTGCCCGTTTCTTTTAGAAATGTTATATATATCTCGAGAGTAGAATAAAGCAGGGGTATATGAACAAAGATAAAAAAATGACGGTTGGTGCAGCTTCTTTGGAGTTATCACAAAAAACTCCGGACTCACAAGATCCGATTGAACTACAACGCGATATGACCAAAGAGTACTGTGATGAAGTAATCAAATGTGCTCTTCATGGTAAATCTTACTATCAGGGAGCTTATTACGTAGTAGTAATCACCAAAAAAGAAAAAATTATGCAAAATGTACTCAGAAGTTACTACTTCCATAGAGGTACCTGTCCCACTCCCGATTATGATCAGGCCGTATTCAGGTTCGATCCGTCTTCAGAAAGCTTCCAAGAGATATGGGTAATACCCGACCAAGAGACCTGTGCGGTATTCTATGAGAATGCGTTACAAATTGCCCCCGAAGAGCATCAGCTTAGAGACTATGTGATTGATTTTGCAACAGGTGCATTGTTTCAGAAAGCGCTCAAACTAAACGGTGAAGTAAAAGAAATCATCAATTAAAGGAAAACTATGTCAGATTTTGAGAATGACGGTCAACAAGTAACTCATTATGATCCTGAAGCAGAGAAAGCAGCACAAGCACAACCTGCAAATGCTTCTGAGGGTAATGAAAAGAATATACGTAAGTTACGTGAAGAGCGCGAGCAGTACAAGAAAGAAGCTGAGGAATATAAGCGCAAGTATGAATCACGAACCGGTGATGATGAACTTGTAGAATATAAACAGCTTAAACAAATGAAGCAAGAGCTTGAACAACAAACACTTGATCTACGGCTTAAGAGTAAGTTCCCTGATTTTGATTCTGTGGTTAATTCCCAGAACTTACAAAAGCTCGCGTCCGAGGATCCTGAATTGGCGTACACGCTGGATAGCACACAAGACATGTACGCAAAGGCGGTAACGGCATATAAGATGATCAAAGCAGGTCAACCGCGTGAAGCGATATCTGAAGATGATGAGAACTTTGAAGAGAACCAATATAAGCCAAGATCTACAAATAGCTTGAATAAACAAGATTCAGATCGCCCGCTTGGTCAAGCCAATGCATTCCAGCGAGGACTGTCGCAAGATCAGAAGTCCAAGCTATGGGCTGAGATGCAAGAAGCAATAAAGAATCGTTAAAAAGAATTCATTACTACTCTCCTTTTTTTCCCCACCTATGATATGTTTTATAGGTGGGGTTTTTTATATATTGTTTAGGAGGTAAGCAATGAAGAAGAGATACTTATCAATCTTATATCTATTTTTATTAGGATTCTGTTGTTGTAAGAAACAACCGAGAACTCCAAGACTACCGCAGTCAGTTAATTTAACACCTGCACAATTTGAAGCAATTCGTAGAGAATTGAATAGAATTAATAATCCCTGCCGTGTCGTTAATACGGCTCTTCCAAGCGACTAGCAAGGGCTTTACTCTAATCTACAGGGAAAATTATCCGGATAACAGGGTATTTGGCAGCCCCGCAAGGATTCGAACCTTGTGTACTCGGATGAAAACCGGGTGACCTAACCCATGGTCGACGGGGCCATAAATTGGTTGATCGAACAGGAGTCGAACCTGTAACCCTACGATTATGAGCCGTGCGCTCTACCATTGAGCTATCGATCATTGAGACGCCCCAACGGGAATCGAACCCGCATACCTCTAGTTAACTAGTATTCATTCCTTTCTGAACTCAGGAGGCGTATTTTTATCATAGCATAAAATGTACATTTAAGTCTATTGTTGTTGTTTACTAAAGTCCCGACATTTAAGTTTCATCATCAACGGTTCATGATTACCAGTTAATAGCATTGGGTTAGTACGACAAATTACGCCTTCCATTACTTGTTCTTTTTCAGAGCATAAAGATAACGGTCTAGATTTAATATACGCAACAACTTCATCCTCAGTCATTTCACCAATGATAGGTGGAGTAGTAATCCCTAAGGCATCTGCAACAAATTGAACATTTTCTCTAGAAAGCCATACACCGTTTGCATATACATCAAACAATATGAATCCCGGATCAGATCTATAGTTTCCTCCAACCTTTTGTATCTTGGGTCCGTATCCTTCGCCAAAGAACCAGACATTACAGCTGGCGGCATCAAAGTATTTACCAAGCGCACTAAGTATTCGATCATGCGTAAATATTCCCTTAAGTACAGGAATAAGTTCTTTTGGGACTATTGAATCATGATTGCGTCCGTGGATATTACTTTCTACATCGTACATTAATATGGGATGATTCTTGCTGGGTTTGGATGTAAATGAAACTCGTATATTTGTTCCATCGATCTTCTCTTGAAGTTGCCATTTCTCTATAATAGCGAATTCCGGTTGTGCGTAATCACCTTCAATAAAGTCTTGTCGGCCTTCTTGTTTTTGATTTGGGTCTTTCTTGGTTTTTTCATCAAGGTACCAGCCATTTCTCTTCCAAAGTGAGTTAATTTTAGGATATATCATCATTTATCCAAGTAGTTTCGAAATAAGATTTCGGATTAACAGGGTTAATTTTGCTTTTTATAACTATGTCGTTATATAATACTATCGCCTGTATCGAGATTCGGCAACTCAAACACATCGGCTGATAATGGCTCGCCACCAAGGACTGACCACACTCGTGTGGATACCGTTATGGTATGAAGCAATCGTCCGGCTTTAAGCGTAATCATCACATTACTAACTTAAAGGAACCAAAATGCCGGGTAATACAACAACTACCTCCATTTTATCGGCTCCGGTGCAACAAAGCTTTAGTTACAAACTATTAGCCGTACCGACACCGAACATGATCCACAAAATTCCTGCGATGTTGAAGCGCATGCCTTCAAAGGGCGGACGTATTTTACGTATGCGTCGATATAATGCATTACCTACTTCACTTGTTCCACTAGGAAACAGCGGTATTACACCGCCACCTACAGAACTAACTGCGGTAGACATTGATGCACGTATGGATTTCTACGGTTTAGCTTACTAATTGGCCGTAGTAAAACTCCGGGTGATTGCGGGAACCCCTAAATATGCTATACTGTTTATACGGACAATATAAACACATAGCATACAAGGAAACCCGATGGAAGATGCAAAGTTAGCATATATTGCGGGAATAATAGATGGCAAAGGATCGATAATGTTAGTCAAAGCGTGTCATGCAAGTTTCATGAAACAACAAAATAGGAAGTACCCTAACTACTATCCTATTGTTAGTGTTTGTATGATTGAGCATGAAGCATTAGATTTCATTTTTGATACTTTAAAAATCGGAAAGGTTGTTAAAGAGAAGTCATATCAAAACAAAAGGCCGATGTATCGTTATCGTCTAACGAATAAGCCTGATTTAAGAAAGTTTTTAGAAATAATGACTCCATATTTAATGATAAAGAAGCAACAAGCAATATTATTAATGCAGTATATAGATACCTTTATTTCGTGTTCTGCTAAAAATCCTGTGACGGAAGCTATAGAAAACGACCGTCATGAATATTGGACTAAAATGCGCGAGATGAATGGTGTAGCATCGCCGGCAACGACTGAGCCCTGGGGCAAGCGAGGCAGATCTAAATCTGTCCGCATTGAAACGACAGTCTGATCTATATCGAAAGATATAGAGGGAGATCCGAAGAGGTTTCCCCGCTATGAAATCATAGTCAGTAAGCTTGTATCATTTCAAGCTGAAAGTAACAGATAGCAGTATATAAGAATAAATGAGCAAGTAACACTCCAAAATCAAGACCCTAA